TCAGTCAGCTGTCCTTAAAGAGGCAGTCTGAACTTTGTTCACTTTTTCTTTTCTGCTTACTGCAATGTATTCTTCGCTCTTGTCATTCTTCATGACTGTTTCATCTGTATCAGTAATACCGAAACAGAAGGCAGCCAGAGCATTTCTAACAATGTCCTTCATCTTTTCTTCCTCTTTTCGTCCTTTATCATAGACGCAATTTTCATGTGTGCAAGAGGGAAAAAATAATCAAGCGCTTACATTGCGACAATTAATTAAAATTGTTAATTAATATTGAATCAAGGTCAGTAAATTCATCTCATTCTTAGTCTTTTTCTTAGTCATTTCGTTTCTTTCTTGGTCATTTTATAAAAAATGACTAAGAAAGGCTGAAGATGACAAAGAAAGAAAATTACACATTCCGCATCAGAATAAGTAAAATGATGATGCGAAAGCGAACCGATTAAGGAATGTCATATTCCCCATTCGACGATAATTATTGGAGAAACAGAAATGCATAAACTTACTGATAAACAATATGAAGAGTATCAACGTCTGTGCTATGCCCGGGACCACGGAAGATTATTGACACCGGATGGACTGCGGTTTATCTGCGAAGCCTGTGAGTATGATCCTGAAAAAATAGGAAAACATTTTCTGGAAGTGCTGCCAAAGATACTCTGTGAAGATAAATAAGAAGCAGATGACTTATACATTGGCGGATGAATGCCTGAGAGGATTGGAAAAATTCAGTCTTCTCTTTTATTTATTCTGCTGTTTTTCTTCAGCCCGTTTTCTGGCTTTCCATTCTTCAATCTGACGTTTTCTTTCAGCTACTCTTTTTTCAACACCCTGATCAGAAGGGTTGTAGTATTTCTTGCCTTCCAGTTTACCCGGCAGACATTGAAGGGTAGTCAGGTGTTCCTTGAAGTCATGGGCATATTGGTAGTTTTTTCCATAGCCGAGTTCTTCCATGAGCTTTGTCGGTGCATTTCTGATCTGCAGCGGTACCGGCTCGCTTAAAGTATTGCGGGCATCTTTGGCAGCTGCTTCATAAGCCATGTAGAGAGAATTGGATTTCGGTGCCAGGGAACAAAAGACAACTGCATGGGTCAGATGAACAGAACATTCCGGCATGCCGAGAAACTGGCAGGCCTGATAAGCTGCGATTGCGATCTGAAGAGCACGGCTGTCAGCCATGCCGATATCTTCAGAAGCAAAGCGGACAATGCGTCTGGCAATATAGAGAGGGTCTTCGCCGCCTTCCAGCATTCTTGCCAGCCAGTATACTGCCGCATCTGCATCCGAGTTTCTCATAGATTTATGGAGGGCACTGATGAGGTTGTAGTGTTCTTCCCCGTTCTTGTCATACAGCAGCATCTTGCCGCTGATGCACTGCTTTACAATTTCTTTTGTTACTTTGGAAGCAATGCTGGAAGTCTGACCGGACAAGACAGCTAATTCCAGAGTATTCAATGCTGTTCTTGCGTCTCCGTTTGCATATTCAGCGATCAGATGCAGGGAGGCATCATCAATTGCCACGTCCATGTTTGCAAAGCCTCTCTGGTCTTTCAAGGTTCTTTTAAGAAGGTCATAGAGGTCTTCTGTATCCAATGGTTCCAGGGTAAAGACCTTGCATCTGGAAAGCAGAGCGTTGTTGATCTCGAAAGAAGGGTTCTCCGTAGTAGCACCGATGAGCGTAATCGATCCTCTTTCTACATAAGGCAGAAAGGCATCCTGCTGGGCTTTGTTGAAACGGTGGATTTCATCAATGAAGACAATGGTCTTCTGACCCATTTCACGGGCAGATTCGGCCTTGTTCATGACTTCCTTGATTTCTTTGATACCGCTGGTAACGGCAGAGAAAGTGATGAATTCAGCTTTGGTATAACGGGCTATGAGACGGGCAAGAGTGGTCTTGCCGACCCCCGGCGGACCCCAGAAAATCATGGACTGGACTTCATCGCGTTCAATCATAGTACGGATGATTCTGCCTTCGCCAAGCAGGTGTTTCTGCCCGATATATTCATCCAGTGTCATCGGCCGCATGCGGTCTGCCAATGGTGTATCAGCTTCATTATGGAATAGAGATGTCTGCTTCATAGTTGATTTCTCCTGCTTTCATTATAGTGGAATTTACCCTGTCGTTTTGAAAAAAAAGGTTGCACGGAACATACCCGCTATGATAATATATTCGAGCACCATTGATGGCAAGTTGGTGAAGCGGCTTAACACACCGCCCTTTCACGGCGGCACTCACGGGTTCGAATCCCGTACTTGTCACCATTTTATTAGGGGTATCGTACAATGGTAGTACATCGGTCTCCAAAACCGCTGATGGGAGTTCGATTCTCTCTACCCCTGCCATGTGAACCGAAAACGAACTCCATATATGGCGTTCCGGTATATATAGGTGCCGGCATAGTCTCGATCGTGAAATATTTCGATCGCGCCAGAACCGCAAATTAAGCCCGTACGCGGGCTTTTTAATTTATATGGGCAATTCTCCGTCCGGCGTGAATATCAAGCGCTGCCGCTGAAATCTGCCGGCACTATGGCCGCAAAATAAAAAAAGCCGGCAAGCTGATTACCTGCCGGCGTTCTTATACTGCTGTTTTCTTTGCCATGATTTCATCGTGGATCTTGTCACCGGTATGGTTGAACCCTAAACCGTGATAAGCCTGCCACAAGCTGTCCATTTCTTCCTGTGTCCGGACTGGTACTTCCTCAGCATCACGATACTGATCATAAATTTGAAACATATCGTTGCGGAGAAGTGCACCGAGCGCGTCGTGCTCTGCTTTGTTTGCCGTTTTTACCTGTCTCAGCCTTGCAGCAAAGTAGCCGAGTAGTGCCGATACGACCGTGGACCATATCGGTGAGAGTAACTGCCAAAAGTTCATTATTCAGCACCACCGTTCCCGTCGTACTGTTCCTTTTTTGCTTCCTCGTAGGCTTTCACGCTCATGCCGATGCATGTTGCCACGAATCCGCCAAGGGCACCGCAGATCGTCGTCGCGACTGCAGTATGCTGCCAATTTACTGCGATCCCAACGACACCGATAAAGGTTGTCAGGCCGGGAATAAAATAAATGGCCAGCCATTTAAGAAAATCATAAACTTTGTTCGATAACTTCATAAGTATGTCCTCATGCTTTCTTGATATCTTTCAAATACATTTCAGCCCAGGTAATCCTTTTCCCTGAACGCTCCGCCTGCAGAACAGCTTTATCTCCATTGATTTCGGAAATATAGTAAACATTATCGTACTGCGTCAGTCTCACGCCTGAAGTGTTTACCAGATTCACCGGCACCACCTGATCGCCAACTTTGAATGATTCTGCAGATGATCCGTTCGACGCGGTTGTAACGTAAACGTCATAGCCTGCAGCTTTCAGGATAGCGGCAGTATTGTTCGCATTGCTTTTGATCTTAAACGCGCCGGTCTGCACTTTCCAAAGCCCGCCGACATTTACCAGATAAGTGCTGTATCCGTCAGCCTTCAGTTTCTTTTCAAGTGCCTGGGCGTTTGCTTTTTCTTTGAAGGCTCCAACCTGAACGCGGTAAAGAACATCTGCAGCCGGCGTATCTGATCCAGCCAGTTTCTTATTTACCTGCTCAACAATGTACGGAAATTTTGCTCCGAGATAAGGGCCCGGGCACGCTGTTGACGCATACCACTTATGCATATGCAGGTTGGATCCGGCCTTTGTTCCGTCGAAATACAGCTTTTTGATTCCGTTTCTCTTGCAGATATCTGTCACCAGCTCAATGAGCCGGCGCATGACATAATCGGATACCGGCCAACTTCCGCCGTTTTCGCTGTTTGATACTTCGATCGTGATTGCGCGCTTGTCAATTTCCCAGCTTGATGTTGTCCACGGTCTCATGCTTTCATCGACATACTGGCCGATCCGGCCGTCCGATCCGATACCGTAAGTGCACGATCCTGTGCGTCTCAGCAATACATTTCCGAGTGTTTCCAGGCTCAGAACTCCGGCGCAGTGATGGATAACAATACGATCGATCTTGTTACCCTGGCGGCTGCTGCAGTTTCCGATCAGCCGCCTGTACTGTACTAATGAACTGTTACTCATGGTCTGGTTCGTCGTCTCCTCTCCCGTTTTCAAATTCTTCGTAATCTTCAAAATCTTCTAATTCATCCGGCATCATATGTTCTTCTCCTTTCTGCCTGCAGATAAAAAGCCGGGACTTTCGCTCCGGCTTTCAATCTCATTTATTCTGTTTTCGTATTCATCGATGGCTCTGAATTGTGCCAGTTCCAGCATCATTTGCTGATTCAGCTGCAAAAGCTCTGCCGATAAGTCTGCATAAAACGCCGCAATCGTTATCCAATAGCTATTCGCCTGTTTCTTCGGATTCCGGATCATTGTACGGCTTGCCTGTGATTTCTTCGTACTGTTCCGGTGTGATCCATGCGTTAGGTTCTACTGCGGCGCGTAATGATTCGTCATTCAGCCGGCCAGCGTTGTAAAGTCTTTTCAATCTTTCAAACATCAGAATAACCCTCCCATAAGAATTGATACGGTCAAGTCGTCGATTGCTTCGTTCATTTCGGCCATTTCAGCTTTGTGCTGCAGCTGGTACTCCGTGATTGTGATTTCCCGGCTTTCGCATACCCATTCGGTATATGCTTCCGTGCCGGCGTCTTCATCAGCGTCGTGTACCACCGACCGGATATTCCGGCGCTGAATTAAAAAGCCGTCCGCGATCGCTTCGACCTCAGCCGGCTGCTGTGAGCAGTGTTCCTCTTTCCATTCTGTCATGCTGTTTATTTTCCTTTCTGTCCAGCCGTGAAACAAGCTGTTTCAAACGTTTCACGTTTATGAATGGCTTTATATGCTGCAGATAACATGCGTACGAATCGGTGTATGTAAACCAGCCCATGTACGAAATCATAGCCTGCGCATGTCTCTTGAATATCCGGCCGCCGGATTCTTTCCTGCGGCGGATCCGCTTTGCCATCCGTGTTGCTTTTAACATGATCCGCTTTCGGATCGTTACTGTAAAACGCCAGAAAATGAAGCCCATAAAATCAAGGGGCTGTCCTTTTTCTTTATAAATGAATTTATTCACCTGGTAATTGTTTTTTAGCTTTAAGCGGAAGCGTCGCCCGATCAGCTTTTTGATTTCAACGATCAGGGCATGCAGCTTTCGCTTGTTTGGTCCGAATATCACAATGTCGTCCATATACCGCAGATAAATATCAAAACCGGATTCCGTTATAAACCGGTCCAGCGGTTCCAGCAGGTAATTGGCCAGCCATTGCGACAGGTAAAAGCCCAGAACTAAGCCGCGCCGGAAGCCTTCGTAGCATTTCCGGATGATATACAGAAACCAGTCGTCTTTTATCCGGGTCGCCAATTCCCTGATCATGATATCCATCCGGATACTATCAAAAAAGTGCCGGATATCCAGCTTGGCGAAATACTTAATGTTTTTACCTTTAGCAATCATCCGGCGCAGCTGGCGCATGCCATAGTGCGCGCCTTTCTTCGGCAGCGATCCGCAGGAAAACGGATATGCTGTCCGTTCAATGATCGGCTGCAGAACAATAGCGATAATATGATGCAGCCATTGTTCGTGGATCTCCGGTTTGTACGTTGTGCGCCACTTTCCGTGTTCGTAGCGTCGTACCGCTTTATGTTTTGGCGGCGTGAATGCTTTTTCCGGTTCCGGCACTTCGCATGGCCTGGTATTGTAAATCATTTCCCGCATTGCCTGGCGTTCTTCTTCGTAATTCAGTTCTATATTGATAATCTCTGGCCTGTTGGTTTTATGCCGGCGCAGATTCTTAAAAGCCAGATCAATGACATCATTGTCCAGCATTCTGCGCCATAAATATTTGTATTGTTTGTTGCTTTGGTTCATTTTCATACAGTGATTTCTTTCTATCCTCTACCGGAGCGCAGGTGCGACCGCTTTACGTCCGGCCCTGTATCGAGTTTATTTCCACTCATCTTTCCAATAATGGCGAGTAAACGGCGTTTCAGCCGTCAGTGGTGTAGGATATCGAGCCGCATTTAATAGATTTCAAGATAGAAAATAGGGCGCCGCGCCATTGTTCCAGTTCGTATTGCCGGCCGTATTGTTCCAATTGCGAGCACGCGGCCCGCCATTTGCACCATTGTTGCAATTAGCAAAGCGAAGACAGACCGCCGACAGGCGGACAAGAACCCACTACGGCACGGCCCGATACCCCTACACAAATATTCAATTTTTAAAAATCCAACATTCCAGTGACAAGGGGGAGAGCCCCCTTTGAACCCCCCGATGCGTCACGCTGTGACGCCTACAGGTGGAAGAAGAACGGGCGCCGCGCCAAAGATCCAGGCCGCATTGCCGGCCGCAACGCTCCAATCGCGAGCACGCGGCCCGCCAGAAGCACCAAAGGCGCAATTAGCAAAGCGAAGACAGACCGCCGTGATGGTATTCTGATTTTCCGACGTATACGTACCGTCGCACGATGCCAGGGAAGTGCTTCCACGTCCGCCGTTAATTACCGGCACGCTTCCGTATCCTGGTATTGTTTTGAAAATGTGCGCATATTTCCACCCACTTGTCGGCGTTACTCCATCCGGAAAAACATCGATACCCGTATCAACATACGAAGCGCCGGTCGGATCATAGTTGTAATTCAGTCCTACCTTTACACGGCCGTTTACAATCACTTCGTACGGATCGCGCATATACTGATTCTGCGTGATCGGCACAATACTGTGGAAAACCTTATTCAGGGACTTATTGTCATTTGTTCCATAAAACATTCCCCCATTTACTACGGCATTAACCAGCATACCGTGCGTAGCCGTATCCGAACTGTCGTACCCGTTCATATTACCATGACCGTATGCGCCCTGTAAGCCTGAAGTTTTTGCAAACATCATCAGAAGATCGATCAGTGTTTCCATAAGCCCGCCGCCAAGAAAATGTGCACGGCTTGAGAAGTTCTTAATATAAGTGTTCTGCGTTGCTGTGTTATGCGACATATCAGTCAGCAACCCGGAGATTGATTTCAGCTTGGAATCAACCAAGGCGCCGTAAAACATCGGAAGCCATACGCCTTCCAGCTCGTTGCCGTCCGGATCGATAAATCCGACTGCTGTAAATCCGGGCCTTTTTTCGAACGAAAACATAACATACCGGTCATTTCCCTGCATTACCTCGCGCTTATAAATTTTCGTGATCCAGGAAAAAGCGCCGCCGTCATATTCTGTATTCGCTACGTCGGAATTTCCACCGGCTGCCTTCTTTGAATAGTCGTTTTCATTCAGCTGATAATCTGGCACGCCATTACTGTGAACCATCCACGGCTTGCAGGCCGTGATCAGTGGGAAAGCCGCCCAGCTGTTAAGCTCGCACGTACCGGTCGAAAGATCCACGCTCAGCGGTGTATATGCGGCATTTACGCCGATATACTCAATGCGCTGCGCCGGTGCCAGAGTTTCGCAGTGCTCAATGAATCCATAAATGCCGTTAATTTCCGGAATGCCCAATCCGCTGCGAATGCCGCGCAGCTGTTCGATGAGTTCGTCCATCTGGTCATGATCCGGAAGCGGTAATTCTTTAATCAATTCTGCCATATGCTTTTATTCTCCTTCCTTATATCGCATGTACATGATTCCGTCTGCCGCCTTTACATAAAAGCTGTAAGAAGCGGCGCCGGCATAGCCGGCCGCGTCGTCCCTGAACTGTTCAGCTTCATCGCGATATTCTTTAGCCTGATTTTTGTAGGCCAGAGCATCACTTGCGCTGCCAGCTGCCGCCGATGCACTGGACGAGGCTGCAGCTGCTTTTTCGGTTGCTGTCTGTGCTGCCGCAAGTGCCTGCGCAATATTTGCCACTGCTTCCATTACAGCCTGCATATCAGAATCAGAAATTACTGCATCATTTAGCGGCCCCGGTTCTACCATCATGATGAAATTCGCGGAACCGATGATTTCGGATCCGTTTTGCAGCATGACTTCCATAATAACAGGGCCTGGGCATGCGCTCATCTGTTCCTGCATGCCAATCGTTACAGCTGCGGATTCTGTATCCACGGTCCCTTCATACGAGAAGCCTTTGCCGTCCGCCTTTTTGCCGTTCACCAGAGCCACGGTTCCGGACGGAATAGTAAATTCCGATCCGCGGGCATGCAGCAGAAATTTCAGCTTTCGCCAGGTCTTATCAGTCTGCGAAACGTGGATCACCGGCACTACTGCGCCGGGTATGATATCCAGCTTCAATTCTATTGTCTGTGTTGCCATGATTTCCCCTTTCTGTTTTATTTGCCAAGTACGGCATGGCCGTTCCCGTCGTTGACGAAACCGAGCCCGTCGTAACCACTGCCGTTTATGTGAATACATAGCCCTTTGGCTGAATCGATTCCAATTGATGTATTTCCAAGCCTTAATTGTACCAAGCTATCCGATATCGTTAACTTTGCGTTACCCCTGGTTATGGTTATTTCGCCGGTGGCTGTTATGCTTATCGTTCCTTGAGAGATCATTGAAATTCCGCCGGCGGCTTGGAACATCAGCTTCGCCGTTTCTGTTAGGGCGACATAGCAGGATCCTCCGGTATCGTTGGCGATATATAACCCGGGGTTCGTGCTCGCTTGGTTATTATTTCTGTTATCGATGTGGCGTGAAGAATTGCCAAACTGAATATTTAAACGATGATCGTTCGCTGTACCGATTCGTGCCGGCAGATCTTGGCTGTAAAAATTGTAGGATCCGTTAACAAGCAAGGCAGTATTATAAGCGTCAGCGTCATTCTTTGCGTGTATAAATAACCCGTAAATCGTTTTGGTTTGCTGATCAACATAATCGTAAATACTAAAATGCCCGCCGTTTGCGCGGACCGGAACCGTGGACAGATTGAAATCAAAAGTGAATCCTGACAATATTCCGGCGAGTATGTATTCCGCATTTATATAAAGCTGTCCGTTCTGCATAGTGATACCCTGCACGGTGCCGTTATCTGTCAGTCTATTAAACACTTCTTCACTGTCGAGGGAATTATCCAGCGCGGTAACGGCTGAATCATCGGTATATTTGTTCAGCTTTTGCCAATCAGCTGCAGCATACTGTGCGCCGGCGGCTTTTGCGGTCGTACACGTCAGGATGTCACCGCTTGATCCCGTACACCAAAGATCACCTGTATCGTATGGCGGCACCGGCCTTGTTATGAATACGCGGCGTTTACCGTCTGCGGTGTCTTGAGCGTCGGAAGCGGCCGCCATTGCTGCGCTGATATCTTCGTCTGATATCCGGGTCCATACGTATGATCCGTTATCGAGCATGAACCGGTAAGCGTATCCCGTATCTTTGTCGTAATAAAGATCACCTATATGGTTGTCTTTATCCGTCGTTGTCGCCCACTGTGATGCCGGAAGATTCGCCAGTGTTGGCGCTCCTGTGTAATACCAGGTCGTTATATTCCCGTCGATCTGGTTCTGCAGGTCCGCAATATCCGGATTGTATGTAGCTGTAACGAAATCAGACAATGCCGCAGATGATGCTGCGGCCGCGATCTGTGCAGCCGTCTGGTTTCCGATCAATGTACCGGGTGCCAGCCGGAATTCGCCAGTGTCAAGGTTCCAGTAATTGTTTTCCTGCGCGTCCTGAATGATTCCGCCGATGATCTGTGCCGCATAAATGCGTAGCGTGTTCATCAGTTCCGTGGTAAATGATCCGTCCTGCATCCAGGCTGATACATACGGACCGTTTATACCGTTATGAGAATATGCGATGCCGTTCAGATTTTCCCGGCGGATATTGACCGCCGTTTCGATACTGTCGGTATCCAGCCAGTATTCTTCCTGAATGCGGCCGAGCGCGTCACGGACTATATATTTATGACCGCCGGATATACCTGTCATCATATCGGTGTTTTTCTTTATTGCCGTTTCCATAAACCCGAGCGCGCGTTCTGTTTCCTTCGTGATCTGTTCCTGCGTCTGCGCTATGGTCTTTGCCAATGTGCTGCGCACATTTCCCAGGTGAATGGAAATATACCGCTCTTTCAGAATGTCGTACGTGTATTCCGTCACACGCGCCGACGCTTCAATATTCAGCGGTTCAAAGTTCACATGTACCGTGTCGAAAAGGTTCACCCGTTCCAGCGGCGCGATGTTTTTGTACTGTTCCGTCTGCCATAAAGCGACGAAAGAAACATCGATCGAAACTGTCGGCTTGTCCAGGTTGCTAGCTTCAATATATGCACGGCATCGTTCGTCGATCGCCGCCGGCGTGATCGTTGCGTCCTGGTCGAAATATTCCGAAAGATCCAGATTCAAAACACGCGGCTGATCGCTTGGCATGATCGTCTGCAGATTGCCGAGAATCGTTGTAGTGCTCTCGCTGTTCTGCTGAATGACATACGGCATTACAGCTGTGTACATGTTTTCGATGCTTTCTTCCTGCTTTATGTCTGTCAGATTTTTGCCATACGAAATACGCACACCGTTATCCTGGCCACGGTGCACATGGTGCCGCACGGTCAGGTTATCCCACTCGTATTCCCCGCCGAATAAATCCAAGATAGATCCGGATACGCCACCCAGGCAAGCCCGGAAGCTCTGCGGTATCTGCAGGTTAAACTGTGCCGTGTTATTCGTGCTGCCGCTTATCAGGTCGAACGGGTACAGCTCGGCATTTACCAGGTGCGACTTAATGCCGGCGCATGCCGCCTGTGCTCCGATCGCAGTAAACGGAAGCACCGATGTTTTGGCTAGGTCATACGTAATATGCTGGCACTGGATCTCTATTTTGCCATTCATCGGCTTGGAGATCTTTTTTATGCGGAATAACTGCAGGCTTGCTGTGTCGTTTGGCTTTGCCTTAATGATTCCGCCATAATGTAAATCATTGAAATGCCGACCACTCACCGGATACACAAGCGTAACCGTGTATGCGCCGTTTGCCACTTCATTGCATTCTGCTTTTAAGCAGTCAAGCCGGCCGAGCCCGTTTGTCTGGTCCTGTGACAGCTCCGCCAGTGATTTACTATCGTCCATCAGTATTGGTTTCATATTGTCCACCACCTCGGTTTAATCTGTAAATTAACCGTATTTCCTGCAAAAATGTAGTTCTCGCCAGGTACCAGCTCCGGAAACTTGTATCCGGAAAAAGATACCGCGCTGTTTTTGTTTGTCGTTCCATCGAAGCATTCCTGTATCTCGCTGTCGATTGTTATAGACCCGCTGTTTTCTGCGACCTGTGCCGTTACATCATTCACCTGGAAGGTTCCTGTTCCGGTTACGATTATTTCCGGCTTTGCGGTATATTCACACGGGTTCCAGATCTTCATTGCTTCCCCGGCGTTTACCCTGAAAGCAATTTCACCGGATTTAAGGAAACGCTGCGGCATACAGTCGAATTCAAGCGTGAACGATCCGGAAGACACGGCATGCACTTTCGGATCAAACGGGCCGGCGTACGCCGCCATCCTGAATTCATCCGGATGATATGTGTCTTCCAGTCTCTGATAACCGGCAGTCGATAGCAGAAAAGCGCGAAGCGCTGCAATACTGTGGTCAAAGTCTTCCGTGATATATGCTTCGTATGGAATTGTTATGTTTTTGAATTTTCCGTTATCGATTAAAAGGTCCCCGGATCGTCCGGGAACCTCTTGCTTTTCGATATCTCTTTGCGGCGCGGCGAATGTTCCGTTTCCGGATATCTTCGTATTGAATTCGAGCGAAGACCGGCCGTTATATGTGAAGTAGTGAAATGGTATACTCATGCGAATACCTCTCTTTCTTCGCGGATTCGTTCGTTCACTTTATCCGCCGCCAGTTCTGCGATTTCCTCAGCGTCCTGCCCTGGCTGCGTATAAATGTATACGTTCGTATCGCCGTATGTGTTCGTGATTGTCGGTGCGATCGCCATTCCGGATATAACGCTGTGGAAACCTTCAAGGACTGCGGACTTAATCATACGCGCCAGCGAAGAAACGCCGACAACGGCTTCCGGTCCAGCTTCCCCGCCGCCCAGCAGCGTATTTCCTGCGGCTCCGAATATGGTTGCGTTTTTCAGGATCGTGCCGCCTTCCATAGCTTTGCGGTACCAGCTGATTGAAAAATGCGGAACGCTTGGCGGTACCAGGGAAAAACTTCCGGATATTGAAACGTGCGGAAGTTTCAAATGTGGAAGGCTCCACGAAAAATTGAAAAAGCCTTTGATCCTGTCAATGGCTCCCTTCACAAAATCGCGCGCAGATCCGAGCTTTGAACTGATCGTATTGTAAATGCCGCCGAAGATATTACCGACGGTCGTTTTTACCGCATTCAGTCCGTTGGCCCATAGCGATTTCACCCCGTTGATCGTGTTCGATGTGAAGGTTTTTATGTTGTTCCCGGAAGTAGTGAAAAAGTTTACCACGCCGGTGATTGTGTTCTTTGTAAATGTGCCGATGTTTTCGACGCCGGTATGCAGCCAATCAAGTACAGCGTGCACGGCGTCACGGAACCATTCGCATTTGCTGTACAAAAGGACAAACGCTCCGATCACGGCCGCGGTAACTGCTATAACAGGATGCGCCATTATCAGCCCAAACAAACCGGAAAGCGCGCCTTTTGCCGCTCCGACGAATGTACCACCAACCGTCTGAATGGTTGTTATCATTCCCGGGATTGCTTTTGCTGCCGTCATGATCGTGCCAATACTGGACACGACTTTGCCGCCGAATATAAGCAGCGGGCCAGCCGCCGCCAGGAATGCCCCGACGGTCACAATCAGCTTTTTGGTACCGTCGTCCATACTGTTGAATTTATCGACAATGCCCTGCACCCATGTGATGCCGTCCTGCACGTACGGGATGAGCTGCTGGCCAAGTGATATGGCAAGCTCTGAAAGGCTTGATTTCAATATAGTCAGCTGGCCTTCCGTCGTGTTCATCAGTGTGTCGCTCATCTGCTGCGCTGCTCCGTCTGATTCTGCGATATATCCGGCCAGTTCGTCCCATTCCGTGCCGCATTCGTCAATTAAGAACGATGCGCCTTTCAATGCTGCGGTATCAAATATCTGGCCCATTACGCTGTTGTAATCTTCCTGCGACAATGTGCCAAGCTGTCCGTTCAAGTCCTGCAGGACTTCCTGCAGGGGTCTTGCCGATCCGTCGGCGTTGTATGCAGATACTCCCAAACTTTCCAGCGCTTTGGCTCCGGTGCTTGTCGGCTGGTACAGATTTTTCAAAACACGCTGCAGCATGGTGCCGCCTTCGGATGCCGCAATATTGTGGTTTCCAAGAATTCCCAGTGCCACACTTACCGTATCCAGACTCTGTCCTGTGATTTTCGCCTGGCCGGCAACTGTAGACATGCCAGCACCGAACGATTGCACGTCGCCCTTGGCTTTGCTGGCCAATGTTGCGAGCTTGTCGGCCACTTCTGTGCTTTGTTCAGTCTCAAGCCCGAAACCGGCCATTGATCCGGTGGCAATGTCCGCCGCTTCTGCGATGGAAATATTACCGGCTGCCGCAAGGTTTAAAACATTCGGCAGCGCGTCATAGATCTGCTGTGTATCCATTCCAGCCATGGCCAGAATGTTGATGGCGTCCGCCGCTTCCGTAGCGCTGAATTTTGTTTCAGATCCCATCTTTCTGGCCAGCGATCCGAGCGCGTCCATTGTATTGACTGTCTGACCGTTCAGCTTGGATTCTGCATCGGCTGTCAGTCCCATTGTTGCCTGTACCTGCGCCATGCCGCTTTCAAAGTCCACCGACGCTTTAAGCGATGCGGTGCCGGCTGCCATGATCGGCGCCGTCAAATACTTTGTGGCCATGCCGCCGACGTCCTGCATTTTTTGGCCTACGCCCTGCAATTTTTCGCCGGCTTCGGCCACGGCATTGCACCAGGTGTTCAGCGGTCCGGTGTCTTTGAACTGTCTCTGCAGGTTATTTAATTCTGTTTCAGCTTCCGCAAGCGCCTGTTTCATTTTCAGCGTTTCCGTGGCGCTGGATCCTGCTTTGCTTTCATAGTCCTGCAGGCCCGCCCGCAACATATCGACACGCTTCTGCTGATTCTCTACGGCTTTGCCTAACAGCTCGTGCTGTTCTTTGTTTTTCTTTATGCTTGTTGCGTTTGTGTCATAGGCGGAAGATACTTTCTGCATTTCGGCGTTTAACAATTTCTGCTGCTGAATGATATTATTCAGTGCCGACCGGTATTCTTTCTCGCCGTCAAGCCCGATTTTCGGGCCAATGTTTACCGCCATGTTTCCACCTCGTTTCTTACGTTTTCATTTCAGGGCGATGGCTTCCTCATAGGTCCAGATTTTCTTTGGCGCCTTGTATTCCATACGCCCTTCATCAATTAAAAGGCAGGCGATCATATCCCGCATTTCACCGATGCGGGTAACTAAGATCTCCTGCCTTTGCATGTTCAGCTTCCGCCCATAAAACAAAAACCAGGCAAGGTTTAACTTAATCGGCGGTTTCTTTTTTCGTTTTATTTTTTTTTACCGGTCTGCTCAGGCTCTTTCGTTTCCACGGTTACGGCTGCATCTGCAGTCATTACCTTGGCAAATTCCGCTTCCAGCCTGGTAAGGTCCGGCACAAGGAAAAACTTAAAATCCGCTTCCGTCAGGTATTCCGGGTGGTAGTGCGGATCGAAATACGCCTTGCGGTCTTCAGCGGCCCGGTTCAGGATAAGCGCGATTTTTATATCGTTCTTCATTCCTTCCTGCCCTGTGCCGGCAAATAAAGAATCCAGGTTCTTTACGTCGCCGTCTTTGCAAAGTTTGCCGATTTCATCCGCGGCTTCCACTGTATAAGCGAATTCTCTTTCTTTTCCGTTGATAATCATAATTTCCTCCTGTGGCTTATTGCCTTTTATGAATGTGATACGCCGAATTTTGTTTCCAGCTGTGCGATTGCTTCTTCTTCGGTTGTCCAGTCGTCGCCGATGAGTTTCCAGTTATGGTTCGCATCGTCACCACGGAACAGCTGAGCGTTTAAGCTCTGGCTCTGCCAGTCGATTTCTTCTTCCTGTGTGGCTGCCGCTGTCTGAATCGGATCGTATTTTGTTTTGCACAAAATGTGCGGCGTGAAAATCTCCTGATCATTGCACATGTAGCGCACTACGTAACCGGTGCCGAGATATGGCGCCTTCTGGTCGTCGCCGTATGGTGTCCAGCCGTCTTCGGACGCTTCCGGCAGGCCCATCATCATGCGCTCCGCGTCAATGAATAAGCCTTTAACGGTAAACGCCGCCGTGCCGCCCGTGAACTTTCCGCCGGCGCTTTCAGACTGCTGGTTGTCTGTGAAATATTTATTGTCTTCGGATGCTTCCGGAGACAAATTAACATCAACGGCACCGGAAGCCACACGGCCATTGCTGTATGTAACCACACCAGCATTCGCCGCATAATTCGCGACCATGAAATGAGAAAAGCCTGTAACGACTTTCCCGGTTTCGGGCATATTTGTTACTTTGCTCATATCGTCTTATCCTTTCATTATCTTTTTGATTTCTTCATCGAGTGTATCGGACATTTTCTGCTCAGCTTCGGCGCGTTTCGATGAAACGGCCGGCGATATGACCGGCTGCTTACTCCGCCAACTGGTGCCCGATTCCAGGGAACGAATGATCAGCGCGTTTGGCTGTCCATTCGGGTATTTCTTCGTCCGGGTTCGGTTGTACCCGTCCATGCCTACCTTTACATGCAGATAACCGTTTTCGCTGCGCGCTTTCGAAATGCCTAAACCTTCAAGAAGGCCGGCGCGCTGTACGCTTGTCAATCCGGTAACAGGGTCCTCAGATGTTCCGAGTTTGCTGTCTGAATGTACCGGCACGGCCGCAATGTTTTTGCGTATCTGATCGGTGATAACACCGGCGCCGGGATATATCGCTTTTCCCAAAATTTTAAGCGTGTCCGCTTCCAGCTTTACCAGCTGGTCGACATATTCCTGCGCGCCTTTTCCGACTGTGAACTTGGCCATGCTGTTAATGGATCCAGAATTCCCACTCGTAATGGATCAGCTCCGTTTCGTCTTCGTACTGCGTGCTATTGAGCCGCCAGGCGATCCGATCGGCGTTATTGAGCGCCGTTTGCACATCGTCCGCCAGTGTATCGAATTCGATACGGGTAAACAGATCCACCGTGCCGTGAATTTCCTGTTCAGATTTCCGGTTATTCATGTTTGCACTGCTGCTTTCTTCCGATTCCTGCCAAACGATATACCGGTTGCCGGCGTCGTTTCCTTTGGTGTAGTGATACACCTTTCCGGAAGTCTGCAGAAGTGCGTCGCGTACCATTTTCAGCTTATCGGATAACGTCATAATGGTTCTCCAGTCTGGCCAAGGTCATATCGTAAACCGTCAGGCCGTCCTCGTCCGCCGTCAGTGTGACATTATCAACGCGGTACTGCGTTTCGTTGTCCACAATGACATAATGGCCGATGCGCGGCCGGATATCTTCCGCCCATATCCGCACAAGCAGGTCCACCTGTTCGTTTACGGATTTCGCAGCATATTGCCGGTTATATCCGATCGTCCTTTCGCCATACCACTGCTGCGCCAGCGGGTTTAATTTTTGCAGCGGTTTATTGCCGGGTTCGGCAATGTTCACCAGCTCGCAGATTGTCAAAAGCCCTGAATCAAGAAGCATCGGCCTTCGCCTGCGCTTTCTCACTCAGTACGCGATTGTTTAACCGATACCGCAGATATCGCGGCATCTTGCTGTCGTCGCCGTCTTTCGCGCGTTTCCTGTACAGATAGGCGGCATACATGGAAACGGTCAGCAGATCGTCGGCGCTTTCGTCGTCAATTGTGACGCCTTCGCGTTTGATCTCCGTACGCGCGGAAGAAATAAGGCTCTGCAGGTATTTTTTCTGCAGAGCCGGCATATTCTCCGTTTTGCCGAGATCAACCATCAGCAGTTCGAGTATTTCGGCGTCTTTCTCGTTAGTCTCGGCCATAATGCGTCACCTCTTAGTCGCCTTCGTTCGCTTCATCAGCCGGGAAGGTTACAGATGTTGTCGGGGTATTTCCGTTAATGTTCAGGATACCGAAAGCCTTCGCAATTACCGGTTTGCCATCATAGCGGGCAATGCCGCGGAATACGGTACGGTTTTTCAGGAAGCGAACATGTTCGGACTGGCCGACGCTGATTCCTTCACGCTCAGCCATGAGATATGCGCCGAGATATCCGAAGGCCACGTCTCCGTCAGCCATGAACGGAAGCTCGACAATGCCACCGCCAAGAACCGGCATAGTGTCGTTTACAGCCGCGACGATTGCAGCGTTTGCGTTCTTGTCCATGGATTCAGCCACAAGTTTGCGGTGCGTCTTTCTGTTGCAGATATATACCATTTCGTCGCTGAAATAATCATTATCTGCGCAGCCGGTTTTTTCCACGATTTCCTTAAACAGTGCCAGGCCTGTTTTTCCGGTAATTGTGATGATGTTGGATGTATGAAGGTCTTCCCACGGCTCTGCAGCTGTCGGATATCCTGCAGGTTTTGCTGTCTGTGCCAGACGGGTAACAAAACCTGTCGGCATCTTTACGCCTGTGCCGTACACGCCGGCCTTGTCGTATGCCTTGCCGATTGCTTTTCCGAGTGCTTCAAGAACAATGCCGGCCAGGTCTTCGTCGCTGTCCTGCAGTGTCGCGTTGCATACCTCGAAGAAACCTGCGCATTCATAGGCATCCACCTCTGTTTCATTGAAACCAAGGGACAGCTCGTTAAGCTCGCCGCATACCTCTGTCCATACAGCTTCCGGAATGTCGCCCATAACGACCTGGCGTGTAGTTCCGCGCACGTTCTGGTTGTTGAAATATGCGTAGAGCTTGGAAGTTACGGTGATTTCCTGGCGGAGCATTGGAAGTGCAACATCCGGAATGTTCAGCCCTGCATTTTCCAGCGCTCTGCGTTCCCTGATGCAAGTGCGGATCTGTTCCAGCCAGCCCTTGACTTCGTCGCGCTTTACAAAAGCGGCGCGCTGTTCGAATGTCATGTTTCTGTATCTTTTTGCAGTCATAAAATTTCTAGTCCTTTCTTCACCTGTTGCGGTATCTGTGTTTGTTGCTTCCGGCTCTGCCTGCTGTGCTGCAGGCTGTGCCGGGCGCGGTTCGTTTGCGGCTTCGATTTCCTGCAGTTCCGCTTCCATTTCATTGATTGAATTCTGCAGATTTTCGGAAGCCTTCGCGTTGTTGTTCACTTCGTTATCGAAGTTTTCGACCTCTGTTTCCAGTGTCTGGCGGTCTTCGTCTGTCAGATCGGTGCGCGTTTCAGCTTCGTGAATCGCTGTTTCCAGCTCTGCACGTCTGGCTTCGAAGGCCTGCGCTGCTGTTCTCAGCTGTTCCAGCTGCGCGTTTGCAGCCTGAATACGGCTGCGCAGTAAAATAGCTCTAAGGCTCATTCTTCTGTTTCTCCTTTCAATTTGTTGAGAAGTCTTGCCGCCCATGTCTTGCGCTGCTTGTTCCGGATTTCTTCAAGATCGCGCTTTCTGGCGGATACGGCTGTACTTTCGTACGCCGGGAATGTACATATCGAAACTTCGTAGAGCTTCACTTCTTTGATCGTCCAGTGTGCGGATCCATCCTCGCGGAATTCGGCTTCCTCGTCGAGAATGTCAAAGCCGAAAGAGCACTGGTTAACGTCGCCGCGCTCAACGCGGGCCAATGCGTTCATGGCGTCGCTATCGTTCGGATTGATGATGACGCTACCCCATAAGCCGTGCGAATCCACCCGGAGTTCACCGGTATGCGCTGCGGTTCTGCCTAAAACCAGCCTCGTTTCGTGGTCGATCAAGAAGCGCACGTCGTCCGCGATCGCGTTGTCAAACGCGTGCGGGTCGATGCTTTCTGTCAGCCCTGGCCACATTTCGTATGTATCGCCGAATACAGCGAAGTAGCCCTCTATGCGGCGCTCTCCGTTTTCTCCGGCGTTATCCCTGATCTGAAACTGTGACGAAACCGTGCGCATCTGCCTTCCGGTTCTCGCCGTAATCTTTTCCTGTTCTCTTGGCATTTGTTTATTCTCCTTCGCTGTCCTGAATCAGCTTTTTCTGTTTCCCGCTCATTGCTACCGGGATATAGTTTTCCAGCACCTTGCGTTCGTCCAATCCGTCAACTGGTGACATACCCAGACGGTCGCGTACTTCATTTCCGGAAACGTCGCCGCGGTCCTGCAGCATGCAGAACACTTTCGCGATTGTTTCCATATCGTAATCAAGCAAAGACAGCACGTTGAAACGCAGGTACCAGTTCGGCGAAAGTATCAGCTTCCTGGTCATTTCCTGCTCGATCGTCTTTGCCAGCGTCCGCAATTCTGTGTTTACAAAATTGTTCCATTCTGCACGGTTAAACTGCCCGATTCCCAAAACAAAAGGCGGCACGCCAAGAATGGCCGCCACCGTTCTTTTGTCAAGCTCCACGGTGTCTTTTATTGCCAGGTCCGCCAGGCTCAGCGGTCTGATCTGTTCGACGCTGAACTGATCTGCAGGAATAAGCCACGGCTCGCCGGCTTCTGCCGTATCGATGTAGCTTTCCAGCAGCTTTTTGCGGCCTTCCGGGCTTGCGAATTCTTCCGTTAAGCCGTCCACCTTCACGATAACGGAAGGCTTCCACTTGCTTTCCATGAATCCTTTTTCTGTAGCCGCTGCCTGTCGCAGATTTCCGGCCACGTCTTTAAGTACCACCTGCATGCCACGGCCGCGCCATGGCTGGTATGGATCCGGATTGTAAACGAAATGCAGAATGTCGTCCGGATCACGTGCCACGCCGTCAATGTTTACAGTATAGGCATATCCGGAAGCGTCCGGCACAAGCGTGACACGGTTCGGCGGAATTGGATCCATGCTGTCGAGTAGTCCTTTTTTTGTGTTCACCCTTACGATGCTGTTACCTTTTCCGTATAGCAGCATGTTCATAATTACGATCGTCATAAAATTAACCCGGGTCATATACTTGTTCGGGTTTATGTCGATCATCCGGGAAAGCTCGTTCTGTATCCGGATGTCGCCGTTGTCCGTGTTGCTCATCAAGTGAATAGTCATAGATGCCAGCAGGGATGCCTTTTTATAACAACCTGTTACGATTTCCGGTATCTGGTCCAGCCGCGTGTATCCGGATACGCAGAGCGTTTCGTATGCTTCCTTTGAAACAAGGAAACCGACCGAGTTTTTGGCGGCTGGTGTCGTCACTGTTTCCGTGTCTTCTCGTTTGTTGTATTTTCTTCTTCTTTTGCTCATTCTTCACCCCACCAGTTTTTCGCGCGACTGCTGCGCGCCATATTGTCCAGGTATCTGCAGCACCCGAATACCGATGCGTCGAAAAGATCGATGCGGTCATGCTCTCCGATTTTCTGGTATTGCACCATATCGTCGGTTTTTTCGATCGCGTGCACGTTCGAAATACAGTATTCGAATGCTTCGGAATGTAAATAGTAAAAGCGCCCGTCTTTTACGCGCTTCTCAATATGCCGGAAGCCTTCCGATTTCACGTAATAATATTGCGGCTGGTCTACCGTTTTGAACCCTGCGGCTTCCATGGCCATATAGAATTCCCGTGCGAATTTCCGGTCATGGCCAAGCTGCACAATTTTAAAGCCCAGCTTCCGCATGAATATAAACCAGTTCACAATATCAGAAATGTTCACCGTGGCGCCGCCGCAGATGGTCAGCCATCCATCATCCTGCCAGCCGAAAAGCGGGATATTATCCTCGTCAGCTTTCCGCGCCGCTTGTGTAACCGGGAAGAATCCGTGCGTTATCACTATGTCGACGTCTTCCTTTTCGTAATGTCCATAAATCGCGCCGGCTGTCAGATCATAAAGTCGGGAAAGATCGGCGCCGCCGTACCACTTGATCGGCAGTTTCGCCAGCTGTTCAATGGTCCAGCTGTATTTCTGATCACTGGCTTTGAATTCTTCGAGGTCAAACCATGCCCGCATCGCGCTTGTATAAATGTCCAGGCTTCGTGATAAGAAGTCCTTCCGCTGCTGCGGGTCATTCTGCGCCTGCAGCGATTCCTGCAGCATGTCTGCCGGCCTGATCGTCACGCCATAAGACGGGTTCGCCTTTTCATGCTGTGCCGGGTCCGTATAGTCCACATTTCCCTTGTCGTCCTGATCTGCTTTTGACACAAAACAGAAAAGCGAATCATCCTGCACCGTTCCGTCCAGAATCTTTTCAGCATACTGCAGACGGCCATAACAGAAACTGTTCACATTGTCGCCGGCCGTAGTAATTCCGATCATCAGCTTGTTGGTATATGCCTTCATGGCTTCCTTGAATCGGTTGTATTGTGCCGGTTTCTTCATCGCCTGGATTTCGTCAGCGATTGCGATATTACAGTTAAAGGAATCCTGCGTATCCGGGTTGGCTGCCAGTGCTTCGATTTTTATTGAACCGTCCGGTCGCCCTTCGCTGTCATAAAACTGATACGTTATTGAATGCTCCGCGTTGTTATTCAGCACCCGGAATTCGTCAATAATACCCTGATATGTCAGCGTGTACAGGATCGCGTCGAATGATTCAAGGGACTGCTTTAAAGCGGCCGCAACAATGTAGATCGTGGCTCCGGATTTTCTTTCCAGCATTGCCAGACCAAAAGCCAGGCCGGCCACGAATGTGGTTTTCCCGTTCTTTCGCGGGATAAAGATAAAGGCTTCTTTATATCGGCGTTCCTTCGTGCCTTTGTAATAAAAGCCCACAAGGTTGTAAACGATAAAGCGTTGCCAGGGCTGCAGCATCAGCGGCTTGTTTACCAGCGGCGTGCCGTCCAGTGCTTCGCCTTTCTTGTGAACCATGAATTTCTGAATAATGTTTATCACAAGGTCCGGAGAACTCGGCCGCAGTTCTATGTCGTCGCGCTTCAAGTCTTCCAGGAAGCGCCGGCACTCTCGCACATTTCCGCCGGCTTTGATCTTTCCGGATACTACGTCCTCAGCGTACTGTAGGACTTCCTTTTTGAAAGATTTAGCAGTCATACGGCTGCACCTCATCGAAAGAACGATCAAACGATATAATGCCGTCGAAAATTTCTTTATACCAGTGTGCCAGTTCTGTATCTGTCGTGATTACTGTCTGCTCTGTTCTCGGGTTTGTATTTACGTTCGCGCTGGATTCTATAACGGCGTCAAAACGATCTCCAAGCAAAACCATGATCTTGGAATGATTCCGGAAGATGCACAAGCGGCCGCCGTATTTCTTTTCCAGCGCCACAACGGCTTCATATTCTGCCGTGTATGATCCGCGGAAGATTTCGCCGCAGTAAAAATCCACGCGGTCGATATATCCGTATTTCAGCCAGTGTTCTATTTCCGTTACGTCTTCCATGGCCATACACCACGTGGATATAAACGCGTACCGGATGTGCTGCTGTTTTACGACGGCCCTAAAATATGTCAGGCTGTCAACGTCTCCCCAGCTCATGCAGTGATATGAAACGCCAGGCTCAAAATGCCAGGGCAGTTCTTTTTCCAGATTGGCTTCGGATAGTATGCGGCGCATTTTATGGCCGGATATTGTTTTCTTAACCTTTACGCTGCTGTTTAACTCCTGTTTTTGTAACGGCGTCAGCTCGTCGCCGTCGTCTTTCTTTTCCGGCTCGATCTCGTATGAGGTTCCGCCGGCGCCATCGTTGAATATGTAATTATCCAAGGAAGGCGCAGTATTCAGAAAATCATCCAGCGACGGGATGATAGCTTCTTTCTTTCTGCTCATTCGCTCAGGTCTTTAAGGATATCGCCAAAACCGCGTTTCTGTTTCTTCATGCTGTTTTCGTCGATCCGTTTCAATCCGGCAGGAGTTAAGCCGAGGTCGCGCCAGTAGGCCAGCGCTGTTTTCTCGCATGCGTCGATAATCAAAAGTGCCGGATTTCTTTCCAGGTTCTTGGCACCGGCTTTGTTTGTATGAACAACCACCGGTTTTCCGCCTGTCTGCTTGTATTGTTCCAGCGCGTCGTCGCGTCTGGCTAGAATGTCCGCCAGCTGCGCGATCGGTATATCAAAGTACGGCCTGTAGGTTCCGGCTTCCTCGCATGCGGCTTTTATTTTCTTTTTCCATCCGTTTTTCTTCATGCCGTCCCCTTTCTGTTGTTTAATTTGAGTTAGATAACCGCCGGACGATCTCTTTTTCCCGCTCGGATAGATCCCACTTGTATGCCGTAGCCTTTTCAGCGGCGGCCTTTTCAGCGGCGGCCTTTTCGGCGGCGGCCTTTTCGGCGGCGGCCTTTTCGGCGGCTTTCTGTTCAGATATCAGATAACCGTTTCCGAATATGGCCTTGCCGTATTCTTTCTGCATGTCCAGCGCGCTGATCCGCTCCGTTTCTGATAAGCTGGCGGAAAACTGCACGCCGTGTTTGCTCAGGTATTGAAGGCCGGCAGCTGTCACTACATAATCCGGATATGAATATTTCGGCAGCTCCGTTCTGTTCTGCTTTCGGTTTTCTTCGTCCGCAGCCTTTACAGCTTCGTAAAGGTCCGGCGCCGATCGGAAGCGTTTCCCGTCTTCCAGGTTTGTAATAAATGATGTTGCGACGACGGCTCCGTTTTCATATGTAACCGGCGCACCGACGACAACGGCACAGGAAGAAGAAGAAGAAGAAAAGATGGTCAGCGACGGTGCGAAAAGAAAAAAGCGGATATTCCGCTCCGTGTAAAATCGCACGATTTCCGCCAGAATCGAAAACGGCGGATTGTCCATCACGATGCAACCAGGCGGGTATTTTTCGTTTGTATAGTCCCCCCCCGGATAGAACGGCCGTATGAACGTCGCCGGGTTCACATTGTACTCATTCTGCACCCATCCGGATATTGCATTGTACACGATCGCCGGCGTATAACAGTCGTCCGTTGTTTTCTTTTGTTCGAATTTATCCACGAAATTGTTATATTCTTCGTTTCCGTCTTCGTGGCTTTTTCCTTCCTGTTCTCTGTCTTTGAACCATTCGTTATCGGCCTGCAGTTTATCCGGATCGAAAGCGAAAAGGCTCATATCGATATCTGTTATTTCCGCCAGTTCTTCGCCAAGCAGCTGCAGATCCCAGCAGGCAAGCTCTGCCGTTTTGTTATCGGCAAGCCTGAACGCCTTTATCTGTTCATCGCTCAGATCGTCAGCTATGACGCAAGGCACGGTTTTAAGTCCCAGCCGGCTAGCGGCTTTTAGCCTGGTATGTCCGGCAACGATTACATTGTTCCGGTCAATGACGATCGGTACCTTAAATCCGAATTCTTTTATACTGGCGGCCGTCGCATCCACTGCCGCGTCGTTCTTTCGCGGGTTTTTCGCGTACGGTATAAGCTCCGTAATATTTACGTCGTATATCTGCATTTCTGGTCCTTTCTCAGCCAATACCCCCTCGGCTTCAAAATCCGGCGCACTTGGAAATTTTGACCCGCGCCATTAAGCAAGCCGTTTTAACTCCGCCGCGGGGCGGGGGGGATACTGTTAGAAGCGGCGCAAGTGTCCGCGCTCGTTCGCGGCTCTGATCTTCTCCGGATGTTGCTTGTTATGGCATGAATGGCACAGCGATATCAGATTGCTGTCGTCCAGCGCAAGCTCCGGCCATTCATCAAAGTGTTTTATATGGTGCACTTCCCACGCATCAACATGCCGGCCGTATCGTTTGCACAGCTGGCATTCGTAACCGTCACGGCGCAGGATAGCACGGCGTTTCGCTTTCCATTTTGCTGAATTATAAAATTCTTCAGCTGCTAAACTTTTCATGTTTTCACCTATCGAATTAAAAACACAGCCGGGCGTGATCGCTGTTATACGAAAGGAGGCGGCTTGCAGAAAACTAATAAAAGACAAGCTCTTTATTTATTCACTCCCGGCTATGCCCGGCCAAAAATAAAGCCGCACGTTATCCCCTTCGTGCGGTTCTATTTCCAGTTACGCGCATTATATCACAGGTTTGTCTATTGCCGCGGCAACTTTTGCGTATCTCAGCAGGATATCGTTCTTCTTTTTCCGGATCGCTTCCTTCGAATAGTTCACGCGTTCTCCTATCAGCCAAAGCGGCAAGCGTTCATCATAATATGCGCACACGATCTCTATTTCTTCCGGCGTGCACTCACTCTGCAGAAAGCTGGCAAGCTCGTACAATACAGCTTCCGACGCTCTGTATTTAGTGGCCGTCTCTGTTTCTTCGCTTATCAGCTCCGCAATATTACAGTGATATATCACGGTGCCGCGCTGGTATTTTGCTTCTTCCGGATCGCGAATTGCAGGACTTCGCACCGTTCCTTTCAGCTGTTCCGCGATCTCGTCCAGCCTGTCGCCATATTTCAGCAGCATGCTGAAGTGATAGCTTACAGACCTGAATACACCGTCAGCGTACCGGATCATTTCCTGATCTTCATCCGTGTAAATCATTCGTTATTCCATCCTTTGAAATAGATCTCCACGTTGTCGATATCTTTACGGTTTACTGTTATCACCGTGCCGGAATCATCCGGAACAATAATGCCTGTGCCAGATTTCAGCTTGTCATACTGCGATAATTCTTTTTTCAGCTGCCGGATTTCTTCGCGATATCCTTCGTTCTGGCGGCTCAGCCTTCCGATCAGATGTTCCTGTTCTTCTGCATTCTGCACTTTTTCTTCCAGAATCCGGATATGTTCGGCGCGTGCTTTAATTTCCGTTTCCATGCTTTTAATTCTCTCGCGGTACTGGTTTATTTCCGCTTCCTGGTAAGCGATCGCCTGATCTGGCGTGATTATTCCGCGGCCGTGGCCGATTCTTCGCATGATCTCTGCGACGTCCATTTCATCCATTTTTCCGTTCTCCTTTACTTATGTCTTCAATCAGCACAATGGCAATAACGAATATCAGCCCGATGGCCATAATCAGGCCAAGCACCGCGCCCAAAACAAGCAGATAATATTCGATGTGTGATATTACCATCATGCTGATTTCCCTTCTATTGCGATTTTCGCCGGTTCCGCAACAAGCGCCACGTTTTCCGGCTTATTCATCGGCAGACCTTTCAGCTGTTCCCGGCGTGCCTTTTTAAGTCCTTCGTAAGCCTTTACGAATTGCGTTTTCTGGAATCCGTTAACCTCTGCACTGGTTAAATCGTACGCGAATGTTTTCATTTCAGCCGGCGACGTCACGGCGCGGATTTTTTCGGGCAGCTGTTCCCAGGCTTCACGCGCGCTTTCGTAAGATCCAAGTTGGCAGAATGCTTTCCGGTAGATTTCCCAGGCACGCTCCGGCGTGTCTTCCTGGTCTTCCAGCGCTATGGCCATCTGTTCGCGGATATCTGCAGGCAGCGGCGCAAAGTGCATCGTCTGCATACAAATTTTCACCGCCGGCATTACCATTTCGAACGGCTCCGGGAATAACTGCTGCCAGATTCTCGCTTCCGTGTCCACGTCTTCAGCCGTCAGCCCATTGCTTGCGGTAATGTGATACGTCGAACGGATCATAGCCAGAATCGTTTTCGTTTCCTTCAGGTTCATTTTTTTCTCCATTCATTTCGTTAATAAGTGCCTGAATATACGGGTTTCGCGTCTTTTGCGACGTTTCTTCGTCTTCCCAGCGCTTCCCGTTTATCCAGGTCGCAGGATACGGGATATACCGCGGATCGATGTTCTGCCAGTCCCGGCTTATGGCATTATTCAGCCCGGCCATGATCCGCCGGAATTCGTCGGCACTGGTGCATACCTTCCGGAACGCTTTTTCCGCCGCTGCTTTAGCCTTGTGCTTCGGGTAGACTGTCCAGAATTCTGAAAACCATTTTTCTGCATCAGTCAGCAATTCAGCGTCAACACTCTCACCCGTATATGTGTTTCTATTCTTAATACACTCTATTTCTTCATTGTTTCTATTAAATAAAGATGGGGTGCTTTCCGACTGCGGGATTTCGCCCGCATTAGCGCGGGATTTCGCCCGCGGTAAATCTTCCGACTGCGGGATTTCGCCCGCATTAGCGCGGGATTTCGCCCGCATTAGCGCGGGATTTCGCCCGCGGTAAATCTTCCGACTGCGGGATTTCGCCCGCATTAGCGCGGGATTTCGCCCGCGGTAAAATGCCCTGATATTGTTCATAGTTAAGTATGATAATTTTCGACATTCTCCCTGCCGGTAAAATCTGTATTTGCTGCAGCTGTTCAAGTTCTGTCAGATACTTGCTTATCGTTTTATGGTCCAGGCTGGTTTCTCTTTCGATTTCACGGCGCGACGTAACGAAAACTCCTCGTTCCGGTCCTTTCCATTCAGCGGAAAGAAGTAAATGCAGCCAAAAGCCAAGTCGTGACATATCGTGCCGGTATTCCCAGCCGTCTATTTTTCTGTCGATCTTTATATAACCTTTTTCGCTCATGTTGCTTTCTCGTAAGCTCCGGTGCCGCCTATAATAAACGGCACCGCGCTTTCCTTTACTTTCCTGCTTTCAGGTCTCTTTCAAGCTGGCGCTTTCTCCGGTTCAGCTTTTCCAGTGCCCTGCGCAGGTCCTGCCGGCGCTTGTGGCTGCGTGTCATTGCCAAGCCTTCCTGCGTTTCTTCGATCCGCTGCTTTATCATGTTCAGTTGTTCATTCGTAGTCATGATCAACCCCTGCCCGCAATATTGCAGGCACGACAATCATCATGAAGATGTTGCCGGCCACGAATCCGGCGGTGGCTCCGATCAATAAGCCTGCCGAAAATTTAATAATCTGCATTTCTAAGGATCCTCACTTCCTAAAATGGCAAGTCGTCCGGATTTACCACTTCGCCGGTTTCTTCATATGCCCAGCGTGCTATTTCATCCGGCGTTGCCGCCTGTACTTCCTGCCGCTTTTTGCTAGCAGACGGTGTTCTGCTTCGGTTCGCTGTATTTCCACTGCTGGCGGCTGTTTTTGTGGCTGTTTGCAGGACTTCCACGCGTTCTGCCACGATCTCCGTTATGGTTTTCTCCGTGCCATCTCTGCCGGTATACGATCTAACCTGTATACGGCCTTCAACACCGATCAGGTCGCCTTTTTCGGCATGATCGCAGATATAATCTGCAGACTGCCGCCAGGCTTGTACGTTAATCCAGTCGGTATCCTGTTCGCCTTCCTTCGCGTACGGCCGTTTGACGGCCAGAGAAAAGGAACATGCGCTCAGGCCGCTTGTGGTCTTCCTAAGCTCCGGATCGCGGCCAAGCCTGCCGGATATGCTAGCGTGGTTCATCTTTCAGCAGATCCTTTTCGTGCACGTATGACGTTTTCCCGTCCGGGAAAATTACGGCATACTTAGCTCCGGAGTTCAGCCCGGTAATGGTTCCGATTACTTCGGCGCGTACATACACGGTATCGCCGCGGTCGAATGTTTTCTTTGCTGCTTTTTCTTCCATGATCTTATTTTTCCTTTCTTCGTATGAATTTAGGCGCGTCCATAAGCCGGCGTGCGTCTGCAAGCGCCTTTCTGTATGCAAATGCATGCCTGCGTAATTCTTCGCTTTTACAATGCTTCGGTTTCTTCTTTTTGCTCATTCTCTTTTCTCCAATCTTCAATCAGAAATTCAGCCATATAACCGATTTCGTAATAGTTGGCTTCACGTCTGAACCACTCCCGTATAAATTCGAACGGGATCACGTCCGACGGCTTGATCTGCCGGACAACTTCCTGCGCATATACAATGGCATCGGCCTGCCGGATCGCTTCTTTGCTACAGTTGCACCCGCGGCGCTTTTTTTCGATTTTCTGCAGGATTTCCAGCGCTCTGGTGCGGTCTACATATTCGGCTTTACTCATTCTTATGGTTTCCTTTCCAGCGCAGGAATGCTTCTGTGGCTTGAATTATGAATTCAGCAGCCAGCATGCACGGCGGGATCATGATAACGGCGGTAATAGCCATCATTTCAAGCATGAACATGTTCTGGTTTCTCCATTTCTTCCGGGCCGTCGTATCTTATCAAGGTGTCAACATGCGGAAACGTTCCATACAGCTTCCGTACGTTCAGCTCGATAACGTGCGAATCGTCAGTGAAAGCTATATTGTTAAGCGAATCCAGGATGGATTTTGCTATATTGTCCGCGTCCGGCTTCACAACCGGATACACGCCGCCTTCTTTCCATTGCTGCCGCTTTTTCTTCGTCCAGCTTTTTGGAATCGGGAAATATGCCGATATCTCCGCCCGGATCGGCCCGGTAATAGGCACGTGGCGCGGGTATGTCTGCGTAAAGTACAGCCGCACAAGATTTTCGTATTCTGCAGTATCCTTCGGCGTAAAGGCGTGGCCGGTCTTTGTTACTCTTGGCCGGCCTTTGCCTTTCGGTGCGCCTGGTACGGTGAAAAACAGGCACTTTTCCATATCAGAATAATTTCCCCTGCCCCTTCGGCACGTTCGGATCTCTGATCATCCTTTCGCCGGTATCCTGATCGGTGTAAATCATTAACGGCGTATGCTGTTTCTTGGCGTTCTGCGTTTTTATCTCAGTGGATATCTGCGTTTTATAACTGCAAGCAGAATCGTCGAATACTACTGGCACATGAATAATCAGCTCAGCTTTCGCGGCATCGAAGCCAGGCCGTGCTGTATAGCTTTTTATCATCGTCAAACATTCGTCTGCGTTCTTTACGATTTCCGGATCTGCTTCCAGCAGTTCCATAAATGTGGCTTTTACATCAAAACTAATCATTTTTCGATTTCCCTTTCTTACAACAGGCTGTCGTCGCCTTCGATTGCTTCTTCTGCGGCCTGCTTTGTTACTGTTTCAGCGTCCTGGATCACTTCGCCGGTATCAGCGTCAATTTCGATAACGTCTGCCGGCACGGTCGTCATATCGTCCGCTACTTCGTGTTTAATCGTTTCGTCTGCAGAAACGGCGGCGGCTACGTCTGCAGTTTTCGGTGCATATTTCAGCAGCTGTTTTAATACGGTCTTCTTGGCCATGCTGTCGAACGCCGTATTCCATGGCGTCCGTGCGCTGGAAGCCTTTACGTACTGCTTGCGGAAGCTCTCCATTTCGTCTTTGCTCATGACAACAAACGACTGCCCGCCATTCACCAATGTATATGTGGCATAATATGCGATCGGCTCGCCGCGGTTCACCATAGCCGGCTTGTGTGTCAGCTTCGGATCAAGGCCAAGTTCATACTCGAAAACATCATTTTCGTATACCGTTTCAGCAGTAATCCGCTTGTATTCCTTCGTGCGGTAGCATAAATCGATAAGTCCCTGATATCCGGTCTGAAACTGGCATTCCATCCGGCCGTGGTTGTTGTACGGGATCAAATAAGCCTGCCCCAGCGGCGTATTAGGCTCAAGGCCCAGCTGTGCCGCCTGCATCATAGCCGCCAGAAAGCTGGTCGGCGTGCATGCCTGCAGATCTGCATTGTTTGAAATTGCCGAAAGCGTCATGCGTGTGAAGCGCTCCGGAGTGATTACTTTCGGCAATGCCTTTGCGATCGCGCCGCCTTTCATCATGTCGTTTACATATTTCTGCAGGGTCTTTTCCGGCGCTGTTTTATTCACCAGCGTATTAGTTACTTTTGCCATGTTCTGTTTTCTCCTTTTCCATGTCTCTGAATGCGTCAATAATCGCCGCATATACTGCTTTGTAAATGTCTGCCTGCGTCAATCCGGTTTTTACAAGATCAAGCTGCAGCTGTTCCGGATCACCGATTTTCTGCATGTCCTTTTCCGGCTCCGCCGGCTTTTTCATCTGTTCGCAATCAATGCCATATTTCTGCATGATCTGCTTTGCGATCGCTACGGCCATGCTGTTTCTGCTTATTGCATTGCTGATATAGCTGCTACCGCACCCAAGCTCGCGGGACAGGTCCGCGAAATTATTGACGCCAGCGGCGGCCAGCGCTTCTTTAAGCGCCGGTCCGTAAAATGTTACCTGTCTCATCCTTGCGGGACCTCAATCTTCCAGAATTTAATGCCGTTTGCTTTCATGAAGTCCGCCAGCGCGACGATCTGTTCACGGGTTCCCTGTACTTTCATGGCACGGGTGAAGATCTGCGGTTCCTGTGGCTGCTCGATCGGTGCTGCCGGCTCTTGCGGTTTTGCCGGTTTGGCGGCACGGGCTGCAGCTCGCTGTTCTTCATAAGCTCTGCGCTGTGCTTCGCGCTCCTGACGTTCTTTTTCCATTCTTTCTTTAAGCTCAGCGGCCTGCCGATCGGCTTCTTTCTTTTCTTCCCAGGCGGAAAGCGTCTGGCCAAGGTCTAAGCATTTCAGATATTCAGGCACGCAGAAATTAAGCTGGTCAATATCCGGAAAGTGTGAAATTGTATCCAGGTCACGGTCGATCTGCGCCGCCTTTTCCTGAAGCGCTTTCTGCCAGGCTGAATCTTTGCAACCTTTCAGCAGAAATTTTTCGTCAAAAACGGAATCAATCGGGATTTTATACAGCTTCGCGCCGTTTTCATCCCACCACGTTGTTATTCTTGCCTTCTTGTCGTCTTTCTCTTTCTGCTCGTAGGATTTCACCTGCTGATCTATGCCGTAGACGGCTTCATCAATTTTTGCCGTCAGCTGCTTAACCTGCGCCGCGAAATCGTCGTATGGCTCGCAGAATTCTTTCTTCAATTCGATCTTCCGGTCATTGATCGCTTTTTTGAAATTATTAAGGTTTGCACGGTCTTTCTTCGCCAGGTCGATCTGATCATCCGTATACTGCAGGTTTTTGTATTTCTGCAGGCGGGCATCCAGCCCTCTATTCAATTCTTCGAAATTCCAGGAAAGTAAGCCGATCCGTTTTTCGTAGATCTCCACTCCTAAAGGTTTGTTCGTCTCTGTCATTGTTTTCTGCCTTTCTTTTTCTTCTTCATAGGCGTATTCGAATAAATTGCGTTCGCCTACTTTTATTTCGTTTTTTCTCATGGCTAAATCACCGGAAGATACAGCGGCGGCTCTGTGTCTGTTTGCACATATTTGTTCCAAAAGTCCAGCACGCCATTCTTTACGTATTCCAGTTCACCGATAACGTCGGACCGTTCAATGTGATATATGCGCAGCTGGCTGTAATCGTCGTCGTATGTCAGCTCCGCGATCAAGTCCACGAAATCGAACCCGGTAACATTCATCCCGTGCAATACCTGAATGAAATAATTCTCGGGGATCTGATCTTTCCATTTTTCACGCTGCAGCGACATGATCGGTGTTGCTGTCTTTACTTCCAGAATTCCGCAGCGGCCTGTATCAGTTTCCTGCAGCAGCCCGTCAGGACTGTACAGCAGGATCGGATCCGCTTTGTTCTGCAGGACAACATCCGGCATGTAATGCACGTCAACCCGGCCTTTTCTTTTGAGCTGGTACAGCCGGCGGATGTGATCTTCTGCTTCCTGCCCGTAAATAACGCGCTCATTGTTCGAGATATCCGGCGCTTTAATCCGGTGTGTCTTCAGCTGCCACAACTCCAGGTTGCTGCGCCACGGATTCCGGTTTATGGCGGCGCTCGCGTCCGATCCGCCGATGCCATGCACGCGGCCTTTGAGCCATTCCGCACGATTTTTGTATTTATGGACGTCATAAACGGAATTATCGGCGTACAGTGATTTCTTGTATCTCAGCATTCTGGATCTTCCTTTTCCGGGTACGTATAACCGATGGCATGCTCTGCGTATCTGATCCGGTTTTTCAGCTCTGTAATTTCAATGGCCAGCGAAATGAAATGCGTGTCGTCCATGCCGGCTTTCGCGTTCAGCTGTTTCTTGTTCTGCTTTGCCAGCACTTCCACGCGCTGCATGCGTTTGTTCATTTCACGCATATACATGACAAGCACATACCATCCGCAAAAAACGATCGATATCAGCAGAAAATAAAGAATATATTTCAGGATCATGCCATTCCGCCTTTCTCGAACGGCCTATGCAGCACAGATATATGTCCGCCGTCTCCGCCGTTTTGTTCCACAAATTTAAACGCATCAGCCAGCACGCCCAGCACATCCGGCTTTTCTATGCAGATTGTTGCCAGCGATGCAAATTCGACGAACAATTGTTCGCGGTCGTTTTCCGGCAGTCTTCCATATACCTGCCATGTTCCTTCTCCTGTTTTCTTTGCTTCAAAAATCATCCGGGATCTCCATTTCTCCGGCCAGGATTGCCAGCGTTACCGGATCCACGTTCAATGCTTCCGGCCAGTCGTTGCGCAATTTAAGCAGATACATGCGGGCTTTGAACGGTCCCATGCCGAACGGCAGCGGTTTATATTCCGGATCGCCCAGGTCTGTGATTATGTTCTGCAGGAATTCCTGGCTTATCTTATAGGCTGGTACAAAAATGTAACCAGGCAGCGGCGTGACGCCGTATTCTTCAAGGTTGAGCGTGCAGACTCCGTACGGGATATCGTCGTCCGTGTATGCACTTATTGCCATTGTTTTGTTTGAGGTGTAAACCTCGACCCTATATGTGTATTTCATAAATCGATCCCCACAATAAACAGGAATACGCGCACATAGCAGTACAGGCCCATGAGAATGGCTGCCAGCATTTCGATACGGTCCAAGGCGTAGCGGATTTCCGGCCGTAAATGCCGGCACTTTGTTTTTCTAATTGTTGTCATTTTCCTTCCTTTCATTTCCTGCTAAAATGCAGGTGGCTTTTAATAAAAGCCGGTCAGTTCGGTGCTTCGGTCTTTTCCAGGGAATGAAGCGCCGTTCTTTTTCGTTCCGCTTTCCAGCGGGCAAATTCTTCCTGGATTTCCGGCCGGCGGAATTGTTCGCGGGTGATTTCGATCACCGCGCCGCATAATGCCTGCAGCTGTTCCGGCGGGATTTCCTCAAAACGGACAGGATCGCGAATATTTGCGTTCCTTTCTGCGTAATTTTCACGCGTCACAGTGTAAAAAAATAAACGCCGATTTCATCCTGCGGAATCTCAAGTGCGCTCGCCATCAGATGAATGTCCGATCGGCTCATTTCAACGGTGCCGGTAAGTCGCTGGTTTACCCACATGCGAGCTTTCCCGATTGCGTCCGCGAACGATTCCTGCGTATCGTACAATTCAGTGATCCGGCCGCGCAGTTTGTTGTTCTTGAATTCCGGTTTAAGCTGTTCGCTCATTGCGTTTCTCCTTTCTGCGTGATTTTCACGCATTCAAAATATACCTCTACGGATTAGCTATGTCAACACAAAAAGAAAAGAAAACCACGCAGAAAGTAAGCAAAAGCGTGAAAAAACGCGCTTTTCAGACAACATAATGCTATTATATTGGTGTAAAGGCGGTTGCGATAATGTCAATATATAGCGAAAAATTCGGGAAAAAGCTCCGGCAGATAATGGAAGAAAAGAACATCCGGCAAGCTGATCTGGTACAGCGTACCGGCATACATCATGGAACAATAACGAATTACTACAAAGGATTGTATATGCCACGCGGCGAAAAACTCACAAAAATAGCAAATGCCCTCAATGTCAGCGAAGCGTATTTATGCGGTTATTCGGATGAAGCTGCGCTGGATAATTACTTGGACAATCTTTCCGAAGGCACAGCCGGTATTCTTGTGAGCGATCCGGAAGAAACCGCGGTTATTCAAGAGTATAGAAAAGCAGATGAGAAAACCCGCAAGGCATTGCGCGTTCTGCTTGGCTTGGAATAGGAGAGAATATGACGCTCATCATTTTGGCGGCTATTGCCGTTGTACTGTTTATTGCTATCGATGCCATAATTCATCCGGAAAAGCAGGAAAAAGCACGTGCTGATATTCAGCGGCGAAAAGAAGAAAAGAAAAAGAAGAGAACGCCGGCTCCGGTCGTTTATCGTAAAACATTCGATGTCATTTCGGAAGACAAGAAATATGGCGTAATTGAATCCAGATTCGAAAAGAAGGAATTCTGGCAGAATGGTTTGTACCTCAGCAGTATGCGCGAATTGAATGATGCCGGGTATGACGTTGGCGACATTATTTACAAATGGAACATTCAGCCATTAAGCTGCCGCGCCGATCCGAAAGAAAACGGCGCCGACATTTACGCGTCGGCTGATGGATCAGTATACGAATACATCGGAGTGATTCCGGATTTAGACGAAAGAAACAAGGATCTGTTTGTAGACAGTAAATTAACTATAAAAGCCGAAGGTGGCACCGGTTACGAGATTCTTTACAATAGCAGCGCCCAGCGCCGGAAAAAAGGACCGGAGAAGTATTACCCCTGGCGGTTTTCCGTAAGCATAGAAAAGACGGTGGTTCCGGATGAGTAAGAAGAAACCTGCAGAAAATACCGCTGTTAAGATTCCGGCCGTCATATATGCCAGGTATTCCAGCTCTGGCCAGCGCGAAGAATCCATCGAAGGCCAGATCCGAGAATGTACCGAATACGCGGAGCGACACGGCTTCGTAATCGTGGAACATTATACTGATAAGGCATTAACCGGCCGTACAGACAAACGCCCAGGATTTCAAAAAATGATCGCCGACAGCGAAAAATGCACATTTCAGGCTGTTATTTGCTGGAAAACCGATCGGTTTGCCCGAAACAGGTACGATGCTGCCACGTACAAATACAAGCTGAAAAAGAACGGCGTCCGTTTGTATTATGCCCGGGAAGCTGTTCCGGAAGGCCCGGAAGGCATCATCCTGGAATCGGTTATGGAAGGCTTCGCGGAATATTACAGCGCCAATCTTTCTGAGAATGTAAAACGCGGATATTATGACAGTGCCCTGCAGTATAAAACCCTTGGCCATAAGGTGCTTGGATACCGGCGCAGCGCGTCCGATCAATACGAGATTGACCCGGAAACGGCGCCGATCGTTAAGCGGATCTTTGATGAATACGCCAGCGGCCGCAGCATGCAGGATATCATCGCCGATCTGAACGCCGAAGGATACAAAACCACCGCCGGCGGCCTGTTTAATAAATCCAGCCTGCGCAGAATTCTGCAGAACAAGAAGTATATCGGCGTATATGAATACCGCGACATATACGCCGAAGACGGCGTGCCGGCAATCATCGACCGCGATTTATTCGACCGAGTGGCGGAGCGTCTTAAACTGAAAGCCCATGCGCCCAGAGCACGCGAAGGCGTCCGCTTCCTGCTTACCTCAAAATTATTCTGTGGATACTGCGGCGAGCCCATGACGGGAGAAAGCGCACGCGGCGAACACGGCCAGACATATTACTATTACACATGTAATAACCGGAAGCGCGGCACATGCCGGAAAAAGCGAGTAAACAAGGAAGATTTCGAGAACTTTGTAATTTCCAGCCTGGTGGAAATTCTGCAGGATGATTATTATATTGAAACGCTGGCGGATCTCTGTTTGAAACAGATCGAAGAAACGCGGGACGACAGCACGCTGCAGATCATTGAGCGAAAGCAGAAGGAAAACCAGAAAGCAATCGACAATATGATAACGGCAATAAAAGCCGGGATCATAACCAGCAGCACGAAAGAAGCTCTGCAGGAATTGGAAACCGAACGGGAGCGCCTGCAGGTAGCATATGCCAAGGAAATAATGAAAACACCGGATATCGACCGGGACCAGATTATTTTCATTTTGGACAAAATCCGAAAAGGCGATCCAGCCGACACACGATACCAGGTCCGGATCGTTGAAACGTTCCTGAATTCTATATATCTGTATGACGACGGCAAAACCGTCATACATTTGAATTTCAAGGGAGATAACGCTACCGTAACACTGGCGTATACAGAAAAGGCGGCGGCCAAAGCCGAACCAGTCAAAAGTTCGACTAATGAGCCGCCAGCCCTGCCATTATATTTTTACGGCTTTGAAAAAAATACCTTGTAA